TTTTTTTTTGAAAGTCTTGTGTTATATACATGTTAGGCTCTATTTTTTTATATTCTGTTATAATTTCATTGCCTACCTTTTTGAAAAAGTTTTGTAATTGTAATTCAAGTTTTGTTTCAATTGTTAAATTCTTTTTTGAATATTTTTTGTATGAATGATAAATTTTTCGTGCTTGTCTTGTTTTTATTGCTAATGCTTGTATTTGTTTTGTTTCCATCACTTGTATCACTTTCTTTTATTTGATTATATTGTTTTAATAACCGTTGTTCTAGTATATTTAACATTCCATCATTACTCGACTCGTTTTCGGGGAGATACTCTTGAAATACTTGTTTTTCTGGTATTCCATGAATAGTATATTCTTTTAATAATTGATTATTTGGGTCTGCTGTTGCTCCATATTCATCACCAATTAATTCTATTGCTTCATACCGTGTAAGTAATCCATTATCAACAAGTGTTACAATACGGTTTATTTTATCATTTTTATCAGATTTACGGATTTGATTTAAACTAATAACCCAATCATATATTTCAAATTCTATTCTGAATAGTGTATTTATTCTTTCTTCAATTAATTTTTGTAACGGTTGTATTACACGTTCTACAAATCCCTCATTATCAGCTAATGCAGTATTTCCCCCAAGACTACCTGTTTTAGTAGTACCAATTAAATCACTACTCATTCCATGCGCTGCACATATTTCTTCTTTATCATCTTGACGTAGTAACCGGAAACTAGCTTCTTTTATATCATTACTAAGAGGAGTAAATTTAATATCCGCTGGTGTTTCATTAAAAGTTGGAACACTAAGTACTACAGCACTATGTGGGTTCTTAATTACTTCTTTTATTTGTCTTGCAACATTATAACGTAGTGTACGTTTAATATCAAAATTTGGATTACGTGTACCATCTTCAAAAAATTCTTCTTCCTCATAATCTTGAAAATCACCACTAATTGTTACTGCAAAAGCTGGAAGACCATAATTTTCAAAGAATTTATTATTAAATGTTGCTCTACCAATTTCACTTTTTAATGTGTCAAGAACAGTTGTTATTTTTGCACTTCCATAGTTTACAGCATCTGTTTTATATTTTGTAATCCAAATTACTTCATGTGCTGTATCATTACCAAAACTTCCAAGTGGTCCTATTGTTCCATCACTACTTTTAACATCAAATTGTACACCATTTTCATCATAATTTTCACCATATAGTATAAACCATGATACATATCCATTTTTTTCTTGTTTTATACGGATATTATCATTATGTAATTTACTATATGTTACATTAAATCGTTGAAGGTCACAAGGTAATCCAGTCGTTTTATCACGTATTATTTCAATTCCTGCAACACCTAATGCTTCATAATCATATAGTAGTTCTTGTACTATTGTTGTAAATTCACGTGTTAATTTATGTATAAAGTCTAATGCTACTTGTTTCTCGTGTGGATTTGGTTCATGGTCAAGATTTGCACGTGGAACAATATCCCAACCATGATTAATTACACTTTGACTTATTACATCACAGCATTGTTCATGAAATACATTAATACGTAGTAATCCACTTAGAAAATCAAGAGGATACTCTGGTGTTTTAAATCCATTCCATTGTTCGTAATTAATTTGTGCTGACTTGTTAAAACTACCATTTTTAAAAGCAAATTGTGAAAATGTAGCACGGTCAATTAGTGATGGATTATTATATGTATCATAATCATCAACTGTTACTAGATAACTACTTGCTAGTAGTTCTTTTTCATTTGTTATTTCATTTTTCATTTTATCACATTTACTATATTATTCTTTTATTTATTGTTTGTTTGTTCATACTTTTTTATTATTTTTTGAACACCATGAAAGGAAATGCCGGTATTTTTATTTTTTGTATTGAACAATGTTTAATTTTTAGTATATGTTTATACGTGGTTTTGGTTTCTCCCAGTGCATCGCTGTATATTGAATAGCATCAACTATATCATCGTGTTTTTTATCATCACCATCAAAACTAATTAATTGCGTAATACTTTTCTTAATCCATGCATTATTACCCCTTGGATTATATACAAATTTAATTCTATGTCCCTCAAATGCTGCTCTTGCTTGATGACTACGATTTACTTTACTACCAAGTGGTTTTTGTATTTTAAGATGTATTCCTTGTTTTCTTACATCTCTTTGTAATTTAGCTAACCATATATTACTATGACTCCCTGGTTCACCCTCAATAATAGGAGTAATATATTTTCCATCATTTAATGTTGTATTTCGTACAATTTCTTCAAGATGAAGTGGAGTAAAACGATTATTAATTGGATTTGGCATAAGATAAATAATATCATTATAATAACATGAAAGCATACCACATACTTCATCTGTTTGTTCCCGTTTCCGTTCAGTAATATTTTTATTTTTATTACTTGCTGCTAAATCCCATACACGACAATAAGAACCATTATTTCCAACAAGTTCATTAAATTCATTAAGTGTAACTGTACAAATATAATCACCATTTTCATTAAAAAACCAATCATATAAGTATAATTCACCATCTAACTCAACAGGTTCACCCTGATATACTGCATTAAATAAATAACTACCCATTGACTTTTTTTTCGTCATTAAAGTATTATAATTATAATGTTCCTGCCATAATACTTCTCCTTTTTTTCGTCCAAGAGGGTCAGTTTCAGGATTAGTACATATTGCTTGTAAATTCATATCAACCCATGTATCACTTTGAATTGTTTTATCCTTGTCTAGTAATGTTAAAGCTTCTTTTGCTGGAATATATGGTTCATTTTCTTTAATTAATCCTTGTAAATCATGTGTATTAAGTCGTTGAGCTATTACAATCATTATTGGAGGTTTACCATTTGGTCTTTGTTCTAATCGTGTTGTTGCAGTACCCCTAAACCAATTATGAAGTTTATTTTGTATTGTTATACTTTCTGCTTCAGCAATATTTTTAATCGGATCATCAATAATAAAAAGATTAGCACCAAATCCAAGAATACTACCAGCTGCACCTACTGCTAACATTTGCCCAGTATATGGCGGGGCTAGGTTAAATTTATGTTTTGCTTTACTATCATTTCGTAGTTCAGGTGCATTTTGTGTGTATTGTCCATAATAATTAATTATATTTTTTACTTCACCACCAAATTCACTTGCTAAGTCTTGACTGTAACTACTTAGTATAATTTTATCGTTTGGATATTTACATAAATAGTAACTAGCAAATATTTTTGAGATTAACGTACTTTTACCATGCCTTGAGGGTACACTAAGTAATATTTTTGTTACTTTACCCATTTCAGCGTAGTATAATAATTTAATAATTAATTTATCAAAGGGACGTGGATACCAATATCCATTATTTATAAAGTATCCCCAATACGCTAGGTTGTCGGTTGCAGGAATGTAATTATTTTTATTTTGTTGTGTATTATTTAATTGTATCATAGTATTCATTTATGTTTAATTAATCGTTTCTTTGATTATTTTGTGTTGCATTATTTTCTTTTGATTTTTGTATCATTTTATCTATATATTCTAATTGTTTTTCAAAGAATTCTTTACTTGTCTTATCTACATTATATACTGTATTTGTTTGTATAGTTTTATTTTCAGTATTAAGATTACCATCAACAGTAATATCCTGAGTATCCCGTATAGTTTCAGGTAAACCAAGTAAACGAAGACCTAAACGGGTATTTATTAAATTTGCCTCACATAATTTACTAAGACTATTTGCAACACTTGTTGTTTTAATATACTTATTTTTTTCAATACGTCCTGTTTCTTTATTTTCAATAATTCCTAAATCAATCATTAATTCATTAAGTGTTGCATCAGTCGCGGTATGATAAGCTTCTAACATTTTTTTACGTTTATTAAAATACTCAACTTGTTCTTTTTCATGTTCTTTTTGTAATTGATACGCTTGATACTCATCATACTTATTAGCACGTTCAGACCAATGATATTTACTAGAATACTGTTTCAATATCTGTATACTAACACTCATTCCATGTTTATCATCTAATAACTGCCGAGTCTTATCCAAACTACGTTCTACTCCTTGAAAACAATACACTTTAAAACAATAAAACGCTTTTCCTGATTCATGTACTTTATTATCAGTATAAGGGTAATTCCAATCTTGCTCTGTAATAATTTCACTGCTCCATTATTTTTTTTTGTAATTGTTGTTGAAATAGAAAAAAAATTTACCGTTTTGGTCTAATTTGGTCTAATTTGGTCTAATTTTGGTATCATTTTAGTATTTTTTTTATAGTCCGTTGTAATCGCATACTGTGCATGGTTTTGTTTTGCGTTGTCCGTGTGTTAATTGTTTTTTTATTTGTTGTAGTTTTTTGTTTGTTGTGTACCATTGTTGTAGGTTTTGTATTTTTTGTATTTGTCCGAGTTTGTATTGTATTGCTGCGTCACTGCAGCATAATGGTATTAGTCCATTGTAGAATATTGTTATGTCTCTGAATGGTCGTAGGCATGGTTGGTTTAATGGTTTTTTTAGTGGTTTTTTTAGTTGACTGTTTCCTGCCATGTTTGTTAGTATTCTTGTGTTTAATTCTCCGCTTCGTTGTTGTATGTCATTGATTAATAGTATTGCTGGTGTTTCTTCTGGTTTTATGTTGTACATTGTTTTTTGTGTGTTGTACCAATCGTATATGTTGAATTGTTTAAATTTGTTTTTGTATTTATTATATGTGTTATTGTAACAGTCGAGGTATATTAGTGTGCCTCCATTCTTGAAGTATTGTTTTATTTTATTATTTGTTAGTGTGTTTCCGTTTGTGAATATTACTATTGTTGCGTAGGGTAATTCTTTGTGAAATATTTTTGTTATTTCTAGCCAGTTTGGATTTAGTGTTGGTTCGCCTCTTAATGCAAATTTAATGTATAAATCATGTTTACGGGGGTTTGATGTTTTTATTTTTTGTGCTATTGTTTTTGCTAGTGTTATTGGCATATATTCGGGTGATTTTTTTGTTAGTACTTGTTTATAACACATTTTACATTTATTATTACAGCCAAATGTTAATTCTATGTGAAAATTTCGTGGAAATGTATTATATTTATTGTGGTCAGTATTAAATTTGTTTTGTACTTCTTTTTTTAACATTATTATCTACCTTCATTTCTTGTATTTTTGATTTAGTATACATGGTGTAACATATTTCCATTGTATTAAATGATGTATTCTGTTCATTCCAGGGAGATATGTGATTTTTATTTGTCTTGGACTTGGAAGAAGTGAATATATTGATTTTAAATATGTTCCATCTTGGTATGCATCTGTTAAGCCACCTTTTTGTTGTTGTGTTGGTGTTTGATGTACATTAAGGTGTGAAAATGTTAAATATATTTCGCCAATACTTCCCCCGTGTGTATATGCTGTTACATCATCATTAAGTGTTCCCATATATTTTACTGGACGGTTTGTTTTATGAAATATGAAATTCATTGATTTTCGGCGATATTGTTGTGTAATTAATCGTGAATTTATTCCTCCAATATAATCTCCACCTTGTGCAAATGCTAAACTCACGGTTGGTGTGTTTTCCAAGAAATTAAGATGAATATCAATTATATTGTCAAAATTAGAAATATCTTTACAATAAAGTTTTTGTTTTGTATAGTCAGGTATTCGAAATTGAATTGAATTATAATCATCATCTAATTCTGCAAAATAATCAAATCCCATACGCTTTGCAATATAAAAACAATAATTTCGTGGAATTACACAATTAATCATATTTTCAAAATTATCAAACATATCAATATTTAATTTTGTTTTATATTCCTTTTTATT